GTTGGCTACTGGGCTGCTGCTAACCACGTAAGAGCAGAGCCATTTGACCGTCACTGTCTGGGCTGACGGCACCCAGTATGTTTTTGTTTTTAGCATTACGAACGTGCTTAGAGTGTGTGCTCTCCGCTTATTTATCTACTGTAATTTCAAGGTTCTACTTACCAACCGCATCCCTTCAAACCCAAGCGATGCCTTGTAGTTCTCGGTCCCACGGTTTCTATTCTTGGTGAGGTGTAGCATCAGCGGGGAACGGTATCCCTTCTCTGGTGCGTCATCCTCGGTGTCCCTGTATAGTCCAACACATATGTCAGCATCCTGTTCTATCGACCCGGAGCCCTTCAGCTCAGAGAGCTTGGGGGCGGTGCCTGGATCGCCAGTGCGGTTAATGTGTGAGATTAGCAGGATATGTACCTGACTCTCATCGGCTATCTTGTGTAGCTCATCGGTTGTTGAGCTGATAGCCTCTACTAGGTTTGCCCCAGTTCTAGGTACTAGCTGTTGAAGTTGGTCTACCACAACTGCCCTTATACCTAGTTTGTCTACCCCGTCCCTTACCGTGTTAGCTAAGGTGGTAACATCCATCCTCTTAGTGTCAGGGTAATAGATGGGGAGCTTTGCGAATTCGTAGGCATTGTCGGGGCCCCAAAGGGTCATCAACCTAGCGGTGTTGAGGTATACGCCCATCTCTAGTGGCAACATCAGCATTGGTATGCCTGCCTGCGCCATATTCAAGGCGATGTTCTGGGTAAGCTGTGACTTACCTGTTGAGGTACCGCCGTACCAGACTGAAACCTCTCCAGGGGCTAGACCGCCTGTCATCTTGTCGATGTCGGCGTAGCCAGTGGATAAGCCTACAATCTGGCCTGGTTTAGGTATTCGCTTTACAGCCTCCTCTACGGTTGACGCGACAGGTATCAGGTCAGCAGCCTTGCCTGTCATGGGGTCAACCTTCTGGATAAGCTGGTCAAGCAGGTTCCTAGCCTCTTCGTTAGTCATCCTGCGGTTAAGTGGTCCAGTAATCTCTAACATCGCAACAGCTCCGACAGCTTTGTGAGGTGGCGGGATAAGATGTCGTTGACCATTTCCTTGGTTGTCTCGTCCGTAACCTTGTCACGAAACTCACCCCAGAACTTTATCTGTACCCGTTCGTTGTCGATGTCTTCACGTTGGTAACGTAACTGCTGAGCCCTAGTCAACTCCTGGTAGCGTTTCTCGTACTCCGCCGTAAGGTTAGGGGCGAAGGTTTCTTTAGTCACTGGTTTATCAAACAAGTTTGTCTGCACTCTTCACCCACCTTCCTTTTTTAATGTCGTACCTGAATCGGTAGCCTGTAAGCTCCTCATCTATTTTTACGCTTCGGGTCTTTTTCGGCGTACGAGCCAGCCAGGTATCTATCTGGTTAGCCATGTAAGCCATCGGGAACCGAACGTTTTCCAGCACGTATTTATCCTCGGCAATCATATCCACGCAGTCTTTTAAGAAGAAAAGAGTAGGTATGGGTTCACCAAGTTCTTTGAGTACTCGCAGGTAAAGAATCTTAGCTCGGTTACGCTCAATTCCAAGCAGTTTAACCGGGAAGCTTAAGTTCAAAGCCTTGCAAGTATATTTAACGAGAGTCTCAGTAGGTGACATTTTGTCATGTATACTGTAGCTATTAGTTATATTATTAGAATACAACTGTATACCTGACATTTTGTCATGTTTTGGAACCTCGGTAAGCCATTTATCATAGTCTTTCTGGACGCCTATTAAGAACCTGCCCTCGCCAATCTCTTGGTTAAAAAGCACTCTTTTAGCAAGCAATCCGTCCAACGTTTTCTGTATTCTGTCTGTTCGGTTTTTGTCTATGGGGCCTAGTAAATAGCGTATGTCATGAACGGACAATTCTGTCTTTGTTCGACTATAGCCATACGTCATATATATCACTATGTCAAGCACCCTGCGTTCCAAGCTTGTAAAGTCTGTTTGGAATATCGCTTGGTGCAAGCTAGTAGCGATACTTACCGCCCCGTTTTCAACTTGCGGGCTTGCCATTGACTATCTCATCTATTTGTTTTATGGCATCTTCCACTACGGTCAGGTACTCTATGACAGCGTTACTGTCTTCTCCCTTTTCGTAAGCGGTGCGGTAGAAAGCCACACCATCCAAGTGAATCCGAATTGCTGCTAGTTGCACCTCGGCCTTTGTAATCTTTTCCACCGCACCCTCCTTATTAGCTAACTGATTTAACGTCGTCCCCGAATACAGCCTTAACGGTATCTAGGTCTTCGTCCTGTTCAACTTTCTTTTGGTCTGCCGTTGGCTTTAGGTAGCTCGCTACAAACTGCAGCCCTTTTTCACCCCAAGGCTCAGACAGTAGAACCCTTACAGGCTTCCCAATGACATCATTCGGGTCAAAGACTGACTGGTGTGTGCCATAGATTAGGTCTACGAACTTCTGTAGGTTTGACTTAGGAGACAGTACTGGGTTGAAATCACCCCTATACCGTTGACCCTTGCCTTCGCCCTCGTCTAGCTCGTACCAAACATACATCCATCCTTCAACAAGCTCACCGTTCTTCATCTTAGAGCCCTTCTTGATCTCGACTACATGTGCCTTGTACGGCTCGCCTGGCTCTAACTTGACGTAATCGTCAAAGCTTGAGCCCTCACCCACCACGACATCATCCTTCGTGAAATCTGTATACTCTCTAGCTGGTTTGTCGTTGTCCATTATCTAACTCCTACTTTTAATTGGTCTTTGCTGATCTGGGCCCATACAATTCTCTTTAGCTCATAGCCATAGATTTTAGTTAGTAGGTCCGCCCAGTCTTTAGCGATTATTACCCTACTTGGGTTCATACTTTCCTCCTTTCCCAACCGCCATAGGCTAAGCACCGAAGTGCCGCCAAGCCGCCGAGCCTTTTGCCGAAACTCAGCCTAAGACGGTCGGGTATTTTGTAACAAAAAACACTAGCCATATAAGCTAGTGCGTGGTATAATGAACCTGACTGAAAAACTCGTGTTTAGTGAAAACACCAAAACAAAATTAAGGCATTTCGTACTTTACAGGTTAGCGAAAACTACTATGTCGACATTTGTACCTTTTGCGAAGCGGTAATTATTTCTAAACCTGAACGAGTACGTTCAGTCAATGACTAGCTTATATGGGTTTATCCATATTTGAATGTCAAAGTTCGTTAATATCCATTTTATCTAACCATGAGCTCTTTGTCAACGCTCATGCTTGTTTGGTTATGGCAATCTGCTATACTAATCTGCTATCATAAAGGTAGCCGATTAAAAACCGAACATAAGAAAGGAGTCACATGCACGACGATTATGCCCAACAGCAACTGATTACCCAGCTGCCAGTCAAGTCAAAGTATAGGAAGCCAGGACGTCCAATGAAGCCCGGCAAGTATTTATACGACCCCACTACGCAGTCGTTCGGTTACTTTATCGGCCTATGCCACCACTGCCATGCCAAGGTTATAACCCCAAGACACGAGCTTCCCCCACTCATTACAAGGGTTCAAAAAGAAAACAGAACTTGGAAGGTACGTATGCTTCGCTACATCGAAAGGAAGCTGTCCACTTAAGAACCACCGCGGGGAGGATAACCACTAGAGTGGCTCGCGGTGGCTCATAGATGGCTACTTCAAAAAGTCCTCTAGTGCTGGCGGGGTTGGCCTACCAAACAATGATAGGATTAGAATTGCCATTACGCACAGGCAATACGGTATGCACTTAGCCAAGGCTACGAACGATCGCTCAATAGTCTTGTACTTATGTTTGCCAGCCAGCTCCGCCTTTGTTAGCTTCAGCTTGAACTTCCGCTCCTCTACTTCCCTACGCTCTGCTATTTGAACGTCCTCTAAATAGTCATCCCTCTCGCGGTCCAGCTGTTCCCTATTCACTTGTATCATAGTATCCTCCTTTTAGGCTTGAGCCTTGACATTATGTTCGGTTTATATTCTTGTACCTTCGGCTAGTCGCAGGATATGCAGACATTGAACGAGTCTGGATCGGCTGCTACGCTTTCAGCTAGGAAGTCGACGTCAGAACCTTCGGTAATGCCCTCCGTGGGTGTTTGTACCATTTCGACGTTTAAAACGTTTTTTGGCTGAGCTATCACCTGAGACATTTTGGTAGAAGTGATTTCTGTAGCCATGCCTAGCCCTCCGTCAAAGACTTCTCAACGATTTTGATAACAGCCATACCGGCAGCAGTTGCAGCAGCTAGTACGGCCTTTTTGTCTAAAGCCCCTGAAACTTGCAGGGTAGCAATAAACACTGAGGCAAATGCGAACACGCTATTGCGTACTACGCTCACCCATTGTTCTTTTGTTATTGGTGAAAACATTATTTTAGTAACTCCTTGATTAAGCTTTTAAACAGCTCCCACTTGTTGTCTACTGGGATCTTCCCAGCGTTCTTTAGGTTTTGAATGTCCGCGTCCTTTTGCGCCACGAGGGTATTCAGGTCGGCAATCTGCTTATCTTTACCAGCTACCTGGGCTTGCAAGTCTTTCACTTGCTTAGCTATGGTATCTACGTCTTTACGTAGCTGAGTTTCCGTTTGCCTGAGGTTGTTTAATTGCACGCCAAGGTTATAGTTCTGGATGGTCAGGTCGTCGATGCCACCTGGTCCATGTAGGAGCCTATTTTCTGCTTGTTCTTTAGTTTCTGCCATTGGTTGGCCTCCTTGTTTATTCTTTAATCTTAACCAACCTACAACCCCGTTATAGTTGTGAGACTGGTAGTGGCTGGCACTCCCGCCTGGCCAGTTTTGGTCGAAGCTTGTAAAGTTGTTCGTATCCCCTTGTCCTGTTGCTACAGCAATGTGCCCAGCACTTCCTATAGACGTATCCCATACAACAATATCCCCAGCCTGGGGGACTCCCTCTGGCGTGTTTGGTATCTTATCGTATATCTGGTTCGCCGATATGGCGTCGAACTCAGACCAGACCTGATAAGCTGTTGCACGTCCGATACTCCACCCTGATACCCCGACAACCTCCTGGATGTACTGTGCCGCGAGGTCCATACATTGGGCACCGTAGTTACCATCAAAGTCTATACGCCTACCGTCATACTTAGCGAAGAACTCTTGGGTTGTCATTGGTTGTCCCCGATTCTAGTTAGTAGTTCGACTATTTGTTTTTGTGTTTCTAGAATCCCTTTTTGTGTTTCCTGGATATCCTTCAGGGGCAGGTCTTTAAACTCTTTAACTTGTTCCTTGAGTTCTTTTATCTGACCTTGAGAGACTTGGTGGTCGGCTGCACAACGTTTAGTCTCTGACTCCAGTTGGTCTATCCGCTCCTTATATGCCTTAATTACGTTCCACATAACTCCGGACACGACCATACTGCCCATACCAATGAGCACAGCTCCATACCCTAATACTGCTTGTATATTCATACCCTAAGTATTGTCAGACTAGAGTTTAGATGTTGGTCTAGGTGCCTGACTCAGCAAGTATGTAGTAGCGGAAACTAGCAGTCTGACCGCCTATTGGTGCAGCTATAGTACCGGGGTGGAATGCGTCTACAACTAGATCAAGACGGAATTGTGTTGGCGTACAATAGGCACGTATATCTACTTGTGGTGCCTGGATTAAGATCATCGGGCATATATTAAACGACACGATGCCCGGTCCGTTATCTATGTACCCAGTCCAGTGACACAGGCTTGCAGGCGTGTAGGAGTATCCATGGTTTACGGCTAGTATGTTGGTGGTACTGCCAGGTGTGACGGTTGTTGGCACTATATAGCTAAACGTATTCGCGTGGGCAGGGGTTTGTTGTAACCTAAGTTTTGGGCTTATGTAGTCTGAGCTTAGTGCGAGCTGCTCTGGAGTAGCTGTTTTTACATCGTAGCCTGGTAGGGATATCTTTATTCCACTCATAGTAGTAGTTGATCCTTTAGTATTACAATGGACGCCCTATCCCCTGTGGCGAACGAACTTACCCGAATGGAGGTTCCTACAAAGTCTAAGAACTGGTTGCCGGATCCATCACCGAGCATTCCGGTGTAGTACCCTATCCCGGGTATATAGCTGGTAGACTTTATATAGACAAAGTACATTGGTTTGTACCCAAGAGTGTGTGTCCAAGTTGCAGAGTACCCGCCTGGGAATATGGTGCTATCCGGGGTAGATATGTTCTGCGCAAGTACGCTATGTACCATAGGCGACCTTGTATCTGAGTGGACAGTGTAGTCCCTATAGTCTGTAGAGGTTATGCTCTTACCAGGGCCAGCAACCTTGATACCATAGTTGTCTATAAGGGTCTGTGATCCGGGAGACAGGTTTATGTTCTGTGCCGTAAAGGCCGTGTCGAGGTCTAGGCGGAATATAACGTAGCGAATGTAGTGCACCCCACTAGTGGCGAAGTTATTGAAGTATTTTAGCTCAGTTGTATTAGCACCAAACTGGCTGGTATTGAACTGCATAGTGAAGTTGCCCACCAGTCCAGAGCTTGTACCAGATATGTCGTATATCCAGAACATCGGGCAATACCCCAGGTTATGGGTGTAGATAACCTGGTCAACCCCAGAGTCTGTTATGGTTGCAGTACCCTGGGCTTCTATCTTAAGTAGTGGCCATTCAGAACTGTATAATAGTTGATAGTCCGCAGCGGTGTTTACGTTATAGCCCAGCTGGCTGGCCTTCATCCCGAAGGTCATGGTTTACCACCAGTCATTAGAACAGTCCTATAAGAACCCTATCATTGGTCCCATCATTCACGATGATCTGGTTGTTCTTAATTACAATCTTACCAACCGACTGGCCTTCTATTACAGGTGCAGCGCTTACAGTTCCAAGCCCCTCACGGACTATATTTAGTACGTCCGGGCTTTCAGTCTTAGTGTCTATAGTGTGAATTGCCATTATATCCCCTCCTTAGGTGGGTTAGTAACCAAGCGAATAGATTCTTTACCTGTTGTGTGAACCTTAACATCTATGGCTACAATCCTTCTCACGCTGTCTAACTCTATTATGTGGTCTTTTATGCGAAGTGTGATTGTATCGCCCAAACCGTACTGCCCTAGTGGGTAGGCACGTTCATTTAGGGTTACATGGACTTCCCCGTCTGGAGTGCTGGTGTTCCTTAGTTCCTCCTGTAGTCTGGAGGTCAGGGCGTTCTTATTCTTGACATCTATGTAGGCAGCAACACCCTGGATTCGGCCGTACTTGGCAATACTCGCGTCATCTGTCTTGCTAGCGTGGAGGATCTGGTTGCCATAATCGGCCGCCACTCCAGTAATGTCATTGGCCATGTTGGCCCCATCTAAGATGACGTTGTAGTCCTCTATGGAGCCGTAGTTACCATACTCGAACATCATGCTAGGTTGCTTAGACCCCATAAACTGCTTGAAGTTGAACACTAGGTCTTGGGTCAGCTCAAAGTCACAGGCTGGGTAGTTAGCTAGCATTTGCAGGCAGTACAGTACATCCCGGTAGTCAAACTGTATAGTCATGTCCGAGCTGAATGTCCACGTTCCTGTAAGGGGCGCGTTGGCCGCGGTTACATACCCTGCTGGAAAGTTAGGGTTCTCTATTGTCCCTATGGTCATACCCTTTAAGATGTTTCCAGAGTCCACAAAGTTCTTAGTTTCTGTCAGTACGTTTTGGACAGCCGTGGCCATGGTCCCAGTATCGAATGTCCGGTAATTGTCCTTACCATCCCCAGTTGTAACTGAGGCGTCGTGCTTAACTAGAACGGTTGTAAGCATGTAGAGGTAGCTGCGGGCCTCAACCTCTATGTAGTTCTTATTGCGGTTTGGGCAACGGACAATAATACCAGACCATACCAGCACCCCAGCCCGGTACACCCGAACGTGGTTGAAGAACGGCTGGAGGATGTCGCCATGCTGAGCCAACATAGGGTCTTTGGTTCCAACCCTAAACCTACAGATACCCCAGTTAGATAGTTTGCTGGAGTATTCCAACCATTTATTAGCAGTGTCCAGCGGGGCGAAGTTTTTGACCGCCGTTATTTTATTCCTGTCCCGGTCGAGGATTTCTATTTTGTATTGAGGAGCCATAGTGGTCTCCTTAAACAGCCGGGTAGACTGTGTTCCATTGTATCTTGTCGCTGGTACCCCAGGTGAACGGTATGGTTGAGGCTGTGGTACCGTGTGAGGCGTAGGTGCCACCAGAGGCCAATGCCGCGAAGACTAGCCTATCATTAGCATCGAATCTACACGTGCCAGTAAAAGCAGCTGACCCTGTATCCTGGAAGTGGGCGTGACCGTACTCGAAGTTCTCACTCGGATACCATGCAGATGCGTTTAGTAGGATCGGTAGGCTGACAGATGCAGATGTCCCTACGGCGCTCCCTGCCCCGTAAACAAATGACCCCCAGTAATGAACCATTCCACCAGTCAAGTTGAATTTGGCGATGACCGTACCTGATCCGACGGTTAGGTTGTACCAGGTAGGGCTATAATTAAAGTACTGCGGGAACCCTAGAGGCGTAGCTCGCTTACTGTAGAAAGGGTTACTGATTGTAGAGTTTGTAAGAGTATAGTCTGATCCGCCAGTGATAGTCAGGAGCGTGTTTGTGACGCCAATAATATAGAAATACTTTACAGTATTATTCTGATAGATACGGTATTTGTCACCCGGCGAGTATTTAGACAGTGCGCCACTTGGAACAGTGACGGTCGTTGCACTAGCATATACATGGGACTCGTTTGCACTAGACCATCCATCGAATGTTGAGCTACAGGCAATTCTGTAATCTGATATATCTGCGTTGTTAATAGCAACTGCGCCATTGGTTACGGTTACGATAGCAATACAGAGTGCGTTGGCTAGGGCACCGTTTGAGTCAACTGTAGAAGTTGTAGAACGTTGAGTAGTTAGGGTTACTACGTCGGTACCGTCAGCAGCTGGGTTGTTAAGCTTATCAGCATCTACCTTGATGTACACGAAGTCGTAACGTGTTCCACCTGTAGAGTTAGCAGCGATAGTGACGTTCTCGCTAGAGGCAAGTTTAACCCGGATGTTCTGGGCCGTACCGCTTGTAGGGGTGGCGTTCACATAGGCCTGTCCAGCACTAACCGCTACGGTCATATTTGGTGAGCCTTGGGCGTTTACAGCGAACGAGCCTGTAGTAGGTGCTACGCCAGAGGTTGAGGTATAAGACCCTACGATACCTGGGGTGAGCGTGTCTGTTGCTACAACGTTAAAGCTCTCTGCCGGTGTAAGATAGTTAGAAGTTCCTGATTGGATTATTGCTGCGGTTTTAACGGCCATTAGATCATCTCCACTAATATAAATGCTGGACCTGTTGAAGCACACTGGATTGTAGTGTTCCCGCCTGAGCCGTGGTACCCGACACTATAGGTCTTGCTACCAGCCGAAGGGGTTACTATAGCCATAATAGTAAACGGAACAGCCTGCCCAGCTGCGTTACCGTTGAAGGCTGCACCGATCTGTGTACCCGATCCAACAGTGCCATCCCACAGGGTAACTCTTACTTGGTTGGCTCCGTTGTTATAGGCTGTTGGTAGGTAGCCAGTAACCTTCACAGACCTTCCGCCAGCAGGGATAGTAACTGTAGTGCTTAGCCCTGTAGCGAGGGTGGCAGATGTCGCTGAAGTAGTTATATCTGCTGTTATTTGAGCATACCCTAGCTTAATAGCTGAAGTCGATAGCATAGGTGCAGTGACAAGGTTGTTGCTTGCCGTGCTAGTATCTAGTGTTTTTGCCCCGGTCCTAGTCCTACTGTCTGTGATGTTCGCATTCGTAATAGAGCTTGCACCGTTAGCGACTGTCACAACTGCTATAGCATACCCATAAGTAGGAGGTGTCCCGTTGTCAGTCGAGGCAGATGTACTTCGTGAAGTCGTAAGAGTTGCAACATCACTCGCATCGACTGCTGGGTTGACCAGCTTATCAGCATCGAGCTTAATATAAATCCAGTCGTATCGAGTGCCGCCAGTAGCGTTGGCTGCTATGGTTACATCCTCTGTAGCGTCCATAGTTACCCTAAAGGTCTGAGATGTCCCTCCTGTTGGGGTGGCTGTAACGTACGCAACGCCGTTTGTGACACGTACAGACATGTTTGGTGTGCCGATAGCATTGACTGCAAAGGCTCCAGTAGCCGGGGCAACACCTGAAGTATTAGAAACCGCCCCTACTACACCTTGAGAGATGAAGTCAGTTGCAATGCCGTTAATTTCGGCTGATGTAGTTTGGTGGGAGTTTGAGCCGCCTGTAACGACGCTGCAGATCTTGTTTGCCATATACTTTAGTGTTGTCCTTAAGTGGTTAGATTGTTAGCTATCAGGAAAGGGGCCAAGCGTCAAAGAATGACACATTGCAGTAAGACCCCACCCCTAGACTTGCCCCTGTAAAGGTAAGCTGGTTGTCCCCTGGTTTCAGCTTGAAAAGGGTTGAACCTGATGTCAGTTTGCCATAAGCGTTTACGTTCTGGGCTGTCACACTCAGGCTGTCCTGGTCGTAAGTAATAATGGCAGCGTCAGAGGTGGTTGGTAGGTTAATATCTAGCTCGATGTACTCACCTGTTCGACGGTTGACTATCTTCGGTCTACTGACCGGACCGTATATCTGGATTGTCGGGAAGGTGTCTACATCCCCGTCATTCGTAGCAGTGGTGTTACCACTGGAGCGTGTCCCGCCAAAGACGGTGCTAAAAGATAACGGGAATATACTAGACCCACCAGAAGTGGTTGATGGTATAGACATCGGTATTATGGCGGGGATAGTTGCCCCACCCAACTGATTGACTGTGGTGATACCTAGCTGGACCGTTTTAGCAGTCTGAGCCAGGATATGAGGGTATTTAATTTTGCAGATCAACCTAAAGGGTTGTTTGAGTCCTTGGCGGGTACTCTCGGCCATGTCTATATACATAACCTTCAGAAACAGTTGTTTACCTACGTTTTCCGCCCACTTGTACGGAACGTATCCCCCATCACTCTGGGAGTCAGACTGCTGGACCTCTAGGGATGCGAGCTTGCGTAGGTTCTCCCTAGCGTTGTGGAAGTCAGTTTCATCGTCTGGGTACATTACCCCTTCGATGATAAGGTAGGTCTTACCTATAAAAGATTCAAAATCACTGTCCCCTGTACCTTCGGGCAATTTAAGGTCAAACTCGGCAATCTCCCTCCTGTTTGGTGTCCTAGTCTTCATCCTGTAGTAAGTTGTGCCCGATTCGTCGTTGAACGTGATATAGTTATTCGGCGTTCCGAGGGTGGAGCTATCGTATATAGCCATAGTTTACCCCTGTACTGATCGTTTGTTTGCTAAGTTTGAACGGTATGAAGCTGCCTTGCGTTCGTGGGTAGATATGCTTGTAACAATCTCCGACATAGTGATGTCGTTTTTGAGGAACCTTGTAGTAAGGCCACTCTTAAGAGTCTCAAAGGCTTCTATTGACATAAGCTCTAGAATGTATGGTACTAAGTATTCAGGGACATTATCCGCCACATCTAGCTTCTTCTGCCCAATAATATGAAGTGTCTTACCCGCCGGAAGGCTTTGGTAGCTGTAGTGGAATATCAGGATACCATCTACAACCTCAAATGATTGCCTATCTAGGTAGTGGGTATATCCATAACTGTTTACGTCATAGCCCACATCGGTTAAGTTCCCCACAAAACCAGCCGGTACAGTGTAGGTAGCTTGGTTAGCCACAATAGTCAGTGAGGTATCTCGTGCTAGTTTTGTGCAGTATGGGTCATCGAGTGCCGCAGCATAAAACTCATCCTTCTCGCTAGAAGTAAAGGTTCTATCTTGGGTATCTCTCATCCGCGTGTTGAAGCGGGCCATAATTGCAGTCGGAGTAACGGTTGCCATATACCCTGAGTATGTCTATGTTAGGAGTATCTTGTTAGCTTACTGCCGCGAGTTCAGCGTTATCTGCCGCATCAACCTGACGTTTGCCCATAGTGTTTGCAGAGGTTGTGCCGTCAGAGTAGCCCCATACCTGAGCAGGGATAGCCGAGTAGTCAGAAGCCACTACGATTGGTGCTGGCTTACCCTTATACCAAAGGTCGAGTCCGGCCACCTTATTACTTGTTCCTGCGTCATAGAGGTCGTCCACAAAGAAGTATGCCCCAGCGGTTGCAGTTATACCTGTAAACCTCACCCTAGCTAATCGAGTAGTTGTCGCCACGTTGTATGCCGAGATGTTGAATGGCAGCCAAGAGCCTGTAGTTGTCGGGAAGGTATAGGTAGCATCGGCGACAGTTGAACCATCCAGGAACAGTTCTACCTTACAGGTACCACTTGAAAAGGTTGCATTGCGGTAAACATACCCAAAGATACCAACCTGTGAGGTGGGGTTCTGTGGTACAGTTGTTTCCCAGTAGAAACCGGCAGAGTTATCTTCTGGTTTGACAACGAGAGAGAGTGAGCTGGCTGTTCTGACAGTTGTATCAGTAAGTCCTGCACCAGCCGACCAGCCAGCACCGTGGTTGTTATACCAGCGGTGTTTTGTAGTGTTGCCGTCCATGTCCTGAAAGGTAACTTCGCTACCCTCAAGTTGGTTAAGGTAGTTCGTAAATAGTGTGGTTGAACCGAACGTACAAGCATTAAATAGTGCTTTGTTAAGCGTTGAAGTAAGGGCTGTCACATCATTCGTATTGCTCGCCTTATCTCCAAAGGTACAGTTGTTGAAAATATTGCTGTCTCCCGCGGCAAGGTAGGTAGCGTTCTGTCTGGCACCATTGACTGTGCAGTTATTGAAGGTATTACCAGATGAGGCGAACAATCCAATTACATACCCAGCCGATGAGTTTACTGCATTACCGCCGTATGAGTGGCAGTTCGTAAATGTATTTGCAGTAGAAGATACACCAAGAGATATGAATCCACAACTCACTACACCACTTGGAGCGTTATAGTGGAAGCAGTTAGTGAGGGTCTTGTTAATTGAAGATGATAAGGCTATACCAGACTGAGCTGAGAAGTTGGTACCCTGAGTGTTATAGAGGATTATACCGTTGTGAGTTTGAGCAGTAGTGTTAGAAGGTAGCGTAATAGTACTTCGACCACCAGATATGTTGTTATAAAAGACTACGCCGTCAAAGGTTGAGGCGTTCTGGGGGTTTAGCTGTATACCCTTACCAGAAGCACATTCGGTATATTCCATGCGGGTATAGTCAAACGAACTAATGGCAGTAGAGGTGTTGTTGTTAGCGAACCATCCCCTAGCGGTGTTAAGGGGTTTGATGATTGAGTTACGTGTCAGGTTGCTCATGTGTGAACCGACAGCGTGAGTATTAGCTAAGGCAGATTCTACACCACCAGGAGTAGCACTTAACACAAATGAGGTTGAGGAGTTGCGAGTCTTGATATAGCGGACTTCGTTCTTGTCATAACCCGTCCCACCACCAATTACAATCTCATCGCCAACGTCAGCGTCCCAGGCTATACCCGTTATCATCGGACTGGCGGCGGTTCCTAGTCCTGAAACATAAGTCGAGTAAATGTCGTAAGTAGCTCCGGTAGTAAGGAACTGCCCACCCACAGTCGATTGGCCTGAGAATATCCCCTGGTCGCCTGTGACGGCACCATCAATTATGAGTGTGTTTATAATGGACTTTGTGGCTGAAGCTCGCATATCAAACACCCCACCAACGGTGGTAAAGACACTACCCTTAATGGAGAGTGTTGTAGAAGCTGAGGTATCAAACTTAAGAGTACCACCGCTCCCACAGGTAACGGCTGCACCCATTGTTTGTGTAGTAGAACCGATGTTTGTGGCAGCACCAGTACCCCAGGCATTAGACGTTCCTGATATGGTGAGGGTCTTGGTTGTGAGGCCAGCGTCATTAAAGCCCCCTACCCAAACATCATCTGTAGCAGCGGCCGGAGTAGCCACAGTTAAGTTATAGGTCATCTGGTACCACAGGCCAGAAGCGGCGATTCTTAACGTGCCGGAGTTTACAGCCGAGTTCTTAACCCTGATTGTATAAGCTGAGGCAGTTAAGGTTGCAAAAGTATAAGGTGTGGCGAACCGGACGTAGTTTGCACCTAGCACAATATTGGCAAAGTTAATCGTGGCGAGAGCCTTGGATACCCCAGATTCCATAAGCTCTACTGTGAAGTTACCCGATGTTGGAGCAGCAGCTACCCATATCCAGCAGCCAGTCACGGCGTTAACCAGGTTAGGGGCAGTTGAACCAGCACTCGTAATACCAGCGGTTGTGACGGCAACGGTTGTAGCAGTAATAGTCGCACTACCCAACATAGTGTCGAAATTACTTCCGTTGTACGTCAGAAGGGCCACTAGCTAACCTCTTGGCCTACTTCAATGTCCAGGTCTTTTTCGTATTCTACCGTAAAGTCGTCAAGCTTGTTCTTGATAACGTCTTGTAGCTCACTAGGTCGGCACTCGACTGATTGGCTACTAAGGATTACTTCCCCATCACTTACTACATCGAAGGTATAGAACTTGGTAAGGTTTAGACTTAACTCTGATTTTGCTGTGATTAGTGCTTTCATATATTCCTTTCTTAGAATGTTGCCCCGTATGTGTCCCAGACAGGTGAGCCGCTAGGCCCCGCTGAACTTGAGACATATACTAGTGAGTAACCACCTGTCCCCTTGGTATAGGTAAATACATTGGTGGTTTTGTGTTTACGCATGATGTAATAATTCAGCGAGGCATCCTCGAAGAAGAAGTATTTATAAGTCCCATCATCCGAGATGGCTTGAATACTGTATGCTGCTGTAGCCTTAAGCCCGCTACTACTTGTCCCACCGGTGACGTTAATAGAGCCATCACTATTGACCTTTAAGCGGTTTGTTGTAGCACCATCTGTGCCGCCAATCTCAACCATCTTGAGAAGGGTATCTTCGTTGAAGCCCAGGTTATCTATGTACTGGGAAGTTCGTTTGACTATGTTGCCATTATTGTTGGCCATGTTCTAATAGCTTTCTTCTAAGGTCGAGGTTCTTTTGCCTCTGGATTATCTCTACATAGGAGCGCAGCTTCTGAAGCTTCACATCAAACTTTAGATTAGGGTTAAGGTCTAACTTACCTTCTAGCTCTGCTAGTATTGATTTGTAAGACTCTTTAGTATGAGTAAGGTCGCGGTCTTTTATCTCTGACAGGATGTAGCTGTCTACTTCTGCCAACTCTTGCTTAGCAAAGTCCCCTAGACCTGAAGCGTCATATAGGTCAGATAGGAATGTTCGACCCCACTTAGCCTCGTACAATGTAATATCGGCTTCAGGCTTATCACCAACTGCTACTGGTTGGGCTTCGCCTGTTACCTTAAGCTCCGCAGCTGGGGTTTGGGTAACTAGCGGTCTAAGCGTGAAACTTGTCGATGATTGTTCTATAGGCTGCATCCCAGTCTTTGATCCTCTTATCTATGTTGTGGTGTTCTAGGGTGTATTGTTTGGCTTGCCTACCTACCGTCTTCCGCAACTGAGCGTCATCCGCAAGCTTGCTGAGGTGGTGATACCACTCTGCCTCACTACTTGCGAGAAAGCCTGTTACGCCTGGCTCTATCTCTTTATATTCCCCAACCTTACTTGCAATAGTTGGTACTTCAAGCATCGAGTATTCTTGCCACTTGATGTTCGACTTGCCCTCGTTAAAAGGACGCTGTACTACTGGTACCACACCAATATCAAAGTTTAGTTCGGCTAGTTTCTCCTGCCACTTAGAGACATGAACCCAGTCAGTTCTGAACTCTACACCAGGAATATCCTTTAGAAAGTCTGGTAAGGTTCCCAGAACCCTGAATACTGCATTAGGGTAGTTGCGTAAGAACTTCTTTAGAGGTCGGCGGATAACCTTTAAGTCATCATAGTGGGTAGACGAACCGGCCCATCCCACTACCAGCTTATCTTCAGGTGTAGGCTTCCTAACCTTCCAGTCGTCAGGGTCTTGACAATTAGGCAAGATTATTACATTATCGTTATACTTACTGTAGACCTCTTTCAAGGCCGGAGTTGTGACAGTTATAGCATCAACATTCCGCATAAACATCTCAGCCAGTTCTCTGTAGGGTGAGCCAGGGTACCAGTATTTATAAGATGGGTTGGTTTCAGCTACGTCAAATACGTTGTCATCTATCTCAAATACCACAGGTGCATTACAGACATCCCGCATAGCCATAGCCATAGCTAGGGTCTGCGGTTCGTCTGGTCTCTGGTACACGAGGATGTCAGCACCCTTACAGAGTGATTCCCAACTGCCGTGTTTCCTATAGTTATCCTTGAGTTCTTTATCTTCGGTCCTATCACCTATTTCGTCGTCGTTTGGCAAAACAGGCATCTGGTCGGGTAGCCTAGTAATGTTCCAACCTATCTTCTTGAGGTACTTGGCCTGCATCCATATACGGTAGTAGCCTACTCCGGAGTTCTCACTGTGCAGTAGTAAAGCCTTCATCGGCGGCCTAGTCTGCGTACTTCAACGCCTTCTTGGTCAGCTATGATGCCGAACGGGTCAATCACAACGGTCCCCTGTTTGAACTTGTAGGTAGAGAAGACCTCGTGCTTAGTAGCCACAACCACGATAAGGCGCTGGTCTAAGTTTGGCTCAACCTCGTCTATGTAAGGGTCGTACTGGGTGAACGCCGCCCCCTTCTCTTCTAAGAGGTTTGCAAGTAGTATTGCTGGAGAACCCGTGACGATGTTAGTTTCAGGCTTGAACGACTTACCTAGTATTAAGATAGGCTGCGGGATGTTGAGGTTAAGGACGTAGTCAGCTATCCACTCCTCATGGGACTCCCTGGCCAGCATAAGCGACTCAAAGAAATTGAACTTTAAGCCTAGCTGGTCTGATATGTATGAGAGGGCTATGTTGTCCCGTGGATGACAGCCACCACCATCAGACATACCAGCCTGTAAGTAGCGTGGGCTGATGAGCCTATCGGTAGCCATACTCCAAGCCTTGTAGATGTCGTCTACATTTGCCCCTGTCTTCTCGGCTATCTGTCCCCAGAGGTTAGCTAAGACAGTCTTGGTTGTAATAAAGGTGTTATATGATACCTTGATAGCTTCGGCTGTAGTTATGTCAGTTACCAGGAGGGGCTTCTGGTGGATGGTCCTGTAGAAGCCCTCTAGGGGTCCAGGATCACCGCCAATAAGAACAAACTCTGGGTCTAAGAAGTCCTTTAGTACAGTCCCCATAGCAATAAAGAACGGGTTGTAGATATAGTTGACAGTAGGGCTAATATGTTGTTTAATCTGTGTGTCAAACGTACCGGGAAGACACGTAGAAATAACTACTAGGGTTGTGTCGCGTACTTGCTTAACAGCCTCAATAAGGTAGCTATAGTCAAAGTCTTTGCGGTCTTCTGGTAGCCTAGTCGTTCCTTCATACATAGGGTCGTGAGGTGTCTGGACAGCACAGAACACGATGTCTGCCCATTCACACAGTTCGTCGATGGACTCAACCATCTCAACCTTAGTCTTATCTAATAGTGGTTGGAGTCCCTCTTCCCTATAAGGTATCTTGCGGTCTTTCAGATAGCCAGTCACGGCCGGGTTTACGTCGTAACCCTTGACTTCATGGCCTTTAGATTCTATGGCTAGGCCTACTGGTAGTCCCAGCTTGCCCATGCCTAACATGCCTATCTTCACTTCATCACCTCCCTTAGCTTATTACTATCTTGTACCCGTTCTTCAGCTTTGTTGGCGTACATGGCATCCACGTTGTCAGTTCTATGCCTCGTTAGCCTCTCTTCATGGGTAATGTCCATAGGTCCCTTACCGAAGGCTGGGTGCATATGTTCGGTCAGGATGTCTACATACTTACGCCTTGACAACATGTTGGATACATCGTTTAACCAAGTATCATTGTAGTCAGAGCTGAAGTACGGTGGGACAAAGTAGCCTACAGCATTAACCCAGTTCTTGTGGATGAAACCGTGAGTTCCAAAGTTCTGGCCATTACCGCCGCCATCATCACCGTGCACAAAGACAATCTTGTCCTCATACTCGTCAAAGGCGGCCTTAACCTGTGTGTCCCAACCTTGAGTCCTAAAGATAAGGTCGTCCCCTGCGTGCATGTATATAGGGCCTTTAGCAGCCTTCTGGCATTCATTCCAGTAGATAGATAGGACAGTCCTGTCCATAACTATCAGATGAATGGGCTCGGTTTTACTTAGTTCTACGTAGGCCTTTAGTTGAGGGTCATCACGATCCACCGCTACAATCATCTCGATGTTGGTCAGGTCGTCTGAGGTTGCGACAATGCTGTCCCACAACCTCTTAATGTTGTCGGGTCGATTCCTGCTCGGTAGTAATATGCTAATCATTCTCTATGGCCTCCTTAAGTGCTTTTTGGTATATCTCTAGGGTGTGCTGTGCCGGGAAGTCCTTATCCTTCTTTTTCCAGTACAGGAGGCCGTCCACTATCACCCTTAGTCTAGCCGGGGTTTCCTGCCCGCCTATGGAGGACTTGTCGATGCTGCCCGGTATTTCCTTGAGCAAGGTCTCTGACCCCAGGACATCAGGCCAGTAGCCATAGGGAACCTTGTGAGACTTGAGGATTCTCCAGCTGTGTTCTACGTGTTCCCACGCGTTATTGAAGTTCTCATCCATTAGCCCCACCTTCTCTAGGATGTCCTTGGTGTAGAAGGTGAAGGCCCCTACACAGCTAGGCCACCACACGACTGGCCCTTGCACGTCTATGGCGTGAGTGTTCGCTGGGCCATGGTGTGCGAACATAAAGTGGTCGATACCGGTCATTTTGTAGGCCGCTAGGTAGGTTGGGATGACCTTTGGGCTGACCGGCAGGATGTCATCTTCCATGATGAATATGAAGTCATTATTTACGCTTAACCGTTTCAGCAATTCGTTCTTAGCGTGTGCAACTCCACGATTTGATTTAGAATCAACAATGGCCACACCTTTAACCTGGGACATTTTGCCAAACGGCCATTTATAGTCGGCGGTAGAGCCGTCATTGTAGACCATAAACTCATCTACGAACGGCAAGACGTTATACTGAACCTCTTTCCAGACCTTTTGCAGGTACTTGGGTCTGTTGTACGTGACAACGCCGAAACCTATTCTTGCCATGGGTTCTTAGCAATCTCTTGAACTGTTTGAACAAGTGAAGTATCGAAGCTTGTTGGGAGCCTCCATCCCATGTCATGGAGCTTATGACCATCTAGGCCGTAGCGCAGATCATGGCCAGGTCGGCTAGAATGGAAGTCTACAAGCTCGTAGCTCAACGGCTTACCTAGAATCTCAGCAATACGCCGGGCAAGTTGTAGGTTATCCACTTCCTGCTCGCCTACAATGTTATATTTGTCCTGTAGCTTGCCCTCTTGGAGCACAAACCATACAGCTTTAGCTACGTTGTCGGCATGGATGTAGAAGCGGCTGCCTGCCTTAGTCTTGTCAGCGTTGGCGTGGATGATGACCTTCTCACCCTTAAGCACCTTGGCCACGGTCATAGGCACAAACTTCTCGGGGTGTTGTCGCGCACCGAATACGTTCATAGTGTGAGTAACCATTATGGGCAGGTTATAGGTGTTCCCATATGCCAGGGCGAGCTCTTCCCCGCCAGCCTTAGTCGCTGAGTATGGATTGCCCGAGTTATATCGGTCCCACTCCTTGTATAGAGTATTTCCGGGGGCAGGTCCAAACACTTCGTCAGTTGAGAAGTACAAGAATGCTTTCAGGTTCTTTTGCTTGCGAGCGAACTCCAACATGTTGTATGTACCAACCACGTTCGTCATGACGAATCGGCCCGGGTCAGTGATCGAGTTGTCTACGTGTGTTTCAGCGGCAAGGTGCAGGATATAGTCGTACTGCTTATTGACAATCTTGGTGTTTATGGGCTGAGTAATGTCAATGGCGAATATCTTGGCTATACCGTCAATCCGCTTGGGGTCGCCCGCGTATGTGTAGCAATCGAGTATGTCGACATCATGGCCTCCTACATCATCACGGCCTAAGTAGTTGAACAGTGCTGAGCCTATGAAGCCTAGGCCGCCTGTGATTAGTATGTTCATTGTATCCTCCTATAGATACTCTTAGTATGTAACCAAAAAAGACCCACTGTTGGGTCTTAGATGGTTTCGAAGTGGTTTACAGACTAGGCTGCGGAGCCCACCTTATACGTAACTTGACGATTCTCGTCCAACATCTTGTTGGCGTATGTAAATTTGTAGCCCACCGTAGCGTACTGGTTGAGTGGGTTCGAAGTGTCTTGTTCGCCAGATTTCTTGACGTACGTGTGTACGCCTCCGTCGAAGTCGACTACACCGAAAGCACCCTTAGCAAGCAAGTGAGTGCTATACACGTTTGCAGATCCAGAAGTACCAGATGTGGTTGAAGCGACATTAGTAGTTTCAACGAAGCGAGCTCCGCCGAACTTACCTACTTCACCATTCTTGATACCTTCAGTTGCTACATAAGTGTTAGCATTTACCCATCCGCCTGAAGCAGTGTCTGACTGTAAGTCATAGCTGTTTTGTGGGTGGATGACCCATACGTAGTAACCACCATCAAGTGGTTGTGCGTTTAGGTTTTTAAGGGTTACTACACCCTTACGAACTTCTGCACCGTTAAGTACGTCGCCAGCTGCAGTAGCTGAAAGAGCAGTTTTGCTGCCCCCGTATTTAACAGTTGTACCTGCGTCAAGCAGGATGCGGTCTAAAGCGTCAACAGTTCGTGCAGCTCGGAAAGATAGAGTGTCAACAGCAGCTTCGATTTCATCGTCGATAGAGGTCATCTGGATGAGGTCTGAAGTCTGTGTGAAGTCACCATACTGTGCAAGCTGTGCACTGATGCTTGTAGCGCTCAAGCCGATTGCTGTAGGTACTGTACCTTCAGTCAATGTAGCTGTGTTAGCTGCAAGGTCATTGCGTCGGAACCACTGAGCGATCTTACCTGAGTTTGCAGGTAAGCGTTTGCTTTGACCAAATTGGTGGAAAACTAACTGCTCACGCAATCGGTCCAACATAAGGCGGTCGTAGTATACGGCCATCTTTGGAGACAGAGCGGAAGTAGTTGTTAAGTTTGTTGTTGCCATTTGGTTTTAGTCTCTTGTTTAAGGTTTTATGTTTAGCGTGGGTCTGCTATTGGCAGAACTTCACGCATTTGGGCTGCGGAAAGGTTCTCTAATTTTTGATCCCCTATTCGTTCTGCCGGGTTGTTGGAGTGGACTGTGTAGCCACCTTCCTGTTCTTCTGGTTCTGACGTGCCGATTACCGCCTTAATGGCGTCCATCTGACGATGGATTGCAGCTTTTGCGTCATCTTCTGTTTGAACATCACCCCATGAAAGGTTGGATGGATTTTCAGCTACTAGTTTTCTAGCGGCTTCGCGGGCCTTCTCGTCCGGGTATTCGTTGATAAAGCGATCGCGCAAGGCTACTGCCTCTTGTTGTGCTCTTTCTTCGTCCCGTTGTGCAAGTTCTTCGCGGAGTCTTTCGACTTCACTTAGTTCTGCCAGGCGTGCTTCTTCTTTTTGTTTTTCGACCTCAGCCAGGGCATTACGCTTCTGGTTGAGTTCCATCTTGGCTTGGTCTAACTCTTTTTTGAGTTGGGCCGCGTCAAGGCTCTCCTCGCTATTAGTCTCCTTAGAGACGTTACTTTCTGACTCCACAACACTTGAGGAATCAGTAGCTTGGCTTTCCGTGATTCCCTGTGATTGAGGGTCAACTACTTGAGCATCTTCTGACGCTGTTGTTGAATCATTCATTTTGCAGGTTTCCTGGTTATTAGTATGGTGGAGTTATTGGCTCCATAAAGCCCCGTGGGGGACTCTAGGAGGCAATTACTGCCAGCACATCTTCAGCTGGTACGATAAGTGTCTTGTCGGTTGGGAGTTCTTTAGCCTGGGTAGGTGCGAACTGTGATACGAGGATCACGTCTCCAACTTTGAAGTCTTTCACTTCTGGTCCAACTGCCAGCACTTCAGCCTTTAGGCTCTGAGGAGCTAACTCCTCGCCGAGCATAATGCCGCCGCTAGTTTTGTGGTCTTGTTTTACAGGTTCAATGAGTAGGCGTGCGCCTAATGGTTTAATCATGCTATCCTCCTAAGATAATTTACTTATTTGGGGAAACGTTATGAGCCTTTGCGTGTAGAGGATCTGAGCTACCTCAATTCTTCCTCTGCGCGTCATTAGCTTGTAACGATATTCCCCACTAGGGTTGAAGTTACTCATGTACTGGTCGGCCCAGCCCTTCTTTATCTCGAACGTATTGTTTGCGTTTATCTCGCCCTGTGGGACACGGCAGATATGCTTATTCCCTTCGTGCACGGCTGCCATACTAGAGCCATAGCGCTTGATCCGTAACTTGGGATTACATTCTTGTAAAAGTTGTTCGTACCGACTAAGTAACATTCTTCCCTCCTACTCTGAATTATGTATGGAACTTGACAATGTGTTAGTAATGGTGTAAGGTGGGGCTTATGGATGAAGATAAGCCAACTAAGAACACCGATGGCCCCGATTGGGCTATGTGGATATTTGCAGGCATCCTAGTACTCCTGGCCGTGTATGTAATGAGCCAAGGAGCTAGTAATGCCGGACCTGCTTGCGACCTCGTAAGAGGCTGTTAAGGTCGCCAGGTTCCTGGTGCTGAGGCCTTTGCCTTGGCTCTCTTAGCTTTAGAAGTCTTATAAACTGGTGTTATGACTACTGGTTTGCTCGAAGATAGGCTTACGCTTCGTGGCTGCATAACTGATGGAGACTTCGGTATATTACTACCCTTGCCAGCCTGCAAGACGGCTTGCTGTCTCTTTTGCTGCGCTGTGAGGTCGGTTCTTGTAACTGGCTCATACTTACCACCCTTAAGCAACCCTAATGTAGCCCATTCGGCGGCACCCTGGGACAACTGCTTTTTACTTACAGGGGCACCAACCAGTCGGCCTGGGAAGGTAAACATCGTGTCGATAATGTCAGCCAAAGCCTGACTTGCCCGTGCCTTAACATCTTTAGGTATCTGGTCTGGTACAACCTCGCCAGTCTTAGGGTTCACGTATGGAGAGGCTGACTTAGTTATACCTTGCCCTTGCAATACTCTGCTGACTATTCCAAATGGTAGACCACCGATCTGACCTAAATCCTTTATGCCTCGTACTTCACCGGGAGAAAGAAGTCTTAAAGCTGACTCTACAGTGCCTATCGGGGTAAAGTATTTAAGTACGCCGATTGCTTCTGAGTTGTCCGAGCTCCACTTGATACCCTCTGGCGTCTTTTGCCAGTCTGATAGGTCTTTAATGCCCTTAAGTACTTGAACCTGTACGGCACCTGGCTGTTTTGCTAATGCCTTAGCTGCAAATTGCGTTACCTTAAGGTTGTACCTCATAGGGAACACAGCGAGGTTAAGAGCCTTCATAAAGTTAGAGCTTGTAAAGCCTTTATCTGGGTACTGAACGATAGTCTTAATATCTTGCATAATACCAGCGTTCTTAGGGTCAGATACAAATTTCATTACGTTGTTCTTGCCACCTGCGAACGTCTCAAGTGTCATGGCAATCTGGTTTTGCTGTGATTTAGATAGCTTGGCAGATATTGCACCTAAGCCGGCAGCACCCTCACCTGCAGGACCTGCGAACATGTTCTTGAATACACCTTCGTCTCTAAGCAACTTGACAGTATTGTTATACTTGTCAGTAAATGGCATAGTATTCTTGCCGGTAAGTGCAGCAGCGCCTAACCTTGTTTCCAGGTTCTCTTGTACGCGGAAGAATGGGTTAATCTCGTATCTTGCAGCTGACTGTATGCGTGAGTATCCAGGTGCGATAGGGTTGTTACGCATGTTAAAGTCGGTAAGCTTTCCCCCTAGCCCACGTTCGCCAAAGCCTAGCTTCTTAAAGGCGTTGTTGTAGGCAGATAATACGTCTCCTGCAGCCTTCTTATCGCCACCAATAAGCTCAGCAATCTCGCCCTTTTGAAGTTGTCGTATGTCAAATACACCCTTCTTCTGGTCTGTAACCTTGTTAAGAGCTGATAATAATTCGCGACCTGACATCTTGATATCTGGGTTGGCATCTATAGACTTAACGAAGCTATCCTTAACCTTGTTGAATATAGCTCTTTGCTCTGCAGGGTCTGCTTGTTTAGTACTTAGACCAATCTTCTCAAGCGTTCTACCAATAGCACCTAGCTTAGCCTTCTGACCCTTTACGATGTCACCAACTTCACTCGCCTTTTTGACTGTACCTGCACCCTTAGCAAATGCTAGGAACCTACCGTCTTTAGTTACTACCGGGGCACCATCAACAAGTGCAGCAGGAACAGCCTTTAGGGAGTCTACCTTCTTAGCAAGTTGTTCACCCGTAACGCCAGACTTGACCATCTCTTCTATCTGGCCTGGTAAGTTAGGGCCCTTTATAAGGCCTTCCTTCTTAAGCATTGACAACTCCTTGATAGGATTGTCAGCCTGTGATAGTCTCTTAGCTATTGCGGCTTTGCTCTCAGGTGTGAGACGAGCAGCCACTACTGCTGTGCCTGTAGGTATCTTAAGCCCAGCATTCTTTGCTACAGCCTGTAATTTAGTCCTGTCAGACACGATGCTACTGGCGGCTTTTATGAAATCGTTGTATGTCATATCGGCAAACTTCTTACCACCAGGCTGGTTAGCTTCTATTGCCCGTGCCACAGCCTCTGGACCTTTACCGTGTTCCTGTACAGCTAGATCTTGGAATACCTTAAGTATGCCTTCATCCTTTTTAGCGTTTTTGCTCAGCTTTTGAGCAGCAGTGAAGGCTTCGTTGACGCTTGTGCCGCCCTTGAGCTTCACTACATCATATAGGCCATGAGTATCGTATATGGCTTTGCTGACCTGTGCCCCTGCCTTATCGAGTACCTTCTTCCCACTACCGAGTGGTCCACCAGCTAAACCGCCAGAGGCCAATAACGCTGTGTTTATAGCTGCCCCGCCATAATTGCCTGTAGATACATCTTTAGCTATCTGCGGTATAGTCTGCACGGATGGTTTGGCCACTAGTTGAGACTTAAGCAATGCTCCACCTACTGACTTACTTGTGTCCATGCCTAAAGCACGACCACCGAACTGGGCAGTCTTTCCTATCACACCAGCAGCCCCCTCCTTACCAGCTAAAGCCTTGAGGGTAGCTTGGCCACCACCAGCACTTGCGACAAGGGCTACAACATTTAAGGCGGTCTCGCCTGATGCCTTTGCCAGGTCGAGTGGGCTTAATACATCCTTCTCAAGCTGCTTACGCTTAGCAGAGGTCTTTCTATTCTCAGCTAGTATCATATCGCTCTGCTTTTGGAATTGCTGGGCTGATATCTTGCCAGACTTAAACTTCTCCTGGAGGTCTTTCCATTGCTTGACCTGGGCATTCATCTTATTGCCCGTATCTATCTGCTGGAATTGGTTTACAATGTT